TTATAAGAATCTTCCATAAGGTGAAGTATTGATACCTTTGGCATTTAATTTACCGGCTTTCATCCAACGGCGCTCACCTGATGAAGCAGAAAGCCATGAGATCCATACGAATCCTTCACGTCTTACATACCCATCATAATGTACAGACATACCAGAAGCGTAGATAAATCCTGTATCCACACCTTTCTCAGTAGGTGCCTTGCGAATCTTAAGATTGCAGTTTGGATAGAAAGTAGCGTTTTCCTTTACAAAGTCAGAAGGAATTCTATTCAACACTGTAGGAGTGCTGGACGCAGTCCCTCCGGGAATATGCGGATCTGAGTCGATACCGGCATCATTTGTCCATCCAGTACCATTATTCAACAAATAAGGATGTTCGGTTCCTGCAATAACTCTTGTGATTGTTCCGCTCCAGTCACCTGTATATTTTTTACCGCCTTGCGATTGAGTCCAAAGTGTATTTGTGCATACCTTGGTACCGACTCCATATTTACAAGTTGGCTTCGGTGAAGCAGATGGAGCTGATACATTCACATTAGATCCATCCAATTTAGCGTTAACCTCTTTCGCCAACTGTGGCATACGAGCTTCAAGCCATGCACCAGGGCAGGCAGTAGCTGCATACATCTTATGCATTGTAAGTGATCCAGCACTTGTGCCTGTGTAATTCAATCTGAAGCCATAGCGTTTACAGATGTCTACACAAAGGTTTACTAACGCATTCCATGTAGCCTGAGTCATTTCTCCAGTCGCATTGTCGATGTTTCCACATTCAATTGTGATAGCCTGAGAATCATTCCACCACGATGAACTTGTCCATGCTGCATTCTCTTCATCTACGGAACATGCAATGTCTCCGTTGATTCCGATACAGTAGTTTGAGGATGCCTGACGTTGATTTCTTGCAAAGTAGTCTGCACATTGTCTTCCACTCCATGCGGCGGCCATGTAATGTGGTGTGATCTTGCAGATTTTATTTCCAAAACGGCCGGTATAGTGCTGCGTAGTTCGGTTGCAGTAAGTAGCTAATCTTGAATAGGACATACTTGATCAGCTCCTTCTTCTAAGCCATTGGAAAGTTCTTCTTGAGTTTCTTTCGATAAATCTTCAAATTTGATTTCATTTTCTTCCATGATTCTGTCCTCCTAATTCTTCTCGACTAAAAAGTCCTGGATTTCTTTTCGTGTAGCCTTTAGGCTTTCTTTATCATCTTCCGATAGCATTCCATCAAGGATGGCCATGTTCGCTTTTAGCATCAGATCGCCTCGCTTTTTGTCCTCTTCCAACCGATCATCATGATCTGATAGGATGCGAGTATGTTCTTCTAATTTGCGATTGATACCTTCCTGATTCAACGTTATCTTTTCAAGTGAATTCAATCGTTCGTTATCCTTATGTAATAACTCATCGTGCCTTTGAACTTTAGCTTTTAAATCATCACTCGGCTTTTTTAATTCCTTGATGATCTTAACAGTGGCCCAGACAAGGCCGATGAAAGTAAGACACCAGACAATCTGTTCACTAGTAATCACAAAATTCATTACCAGAGCCCTCACTAGTTTTCTTTCGTTTCTTCATCTTCAGTATAAGGTGAGTCTACTTCAGGTAATCCGGCTAGGGATGTAAGAATAGATAAGATACCGGCTAAAATTGTACTAGACACGGCCACTTTTATATCTACCTGTTCCAATAACTGAGAAGTCCCAATCATAGCAATCAATGTTTGACACATAGTTTTCAAGCAACGTGTCAATGCAGCATTCCACCATTTAACATTTTTTAATTGTTCCATATCTATCTCTCCTTACTAGCTCCATAATTGTCAACAATGTGCCAGTCATCACATGCACAATTGCTGATTGTATATACAATATCGTCTGAATCCGTTAATTTTAAATCAATACCATCTTTCGTATGCATCATGATGATTCCATCGACGATATGCCAATATCCAGTCCAATGACTACGTGCGACTTTATGGCCACGAGTCATCGAAATAAATGCAGATGCAAAATTCATATACAGTTACCTCCTAGATCAACTCAACGTTTTCGATTTTTGCACGAATAACAAGGACGTCCATGTATTTTTTCATGGAATCCAACTGAAGATCATAAATTTCTCTCGGACAAGTTGGTTCGAAGTTCAACTTTCCTTCGTCCCATTTTTCGCACATGGCTTTTAATTTGTCATGACGAACCTTCACTTGAAAATACTCGGCTTTGAATCTATCTTTGTAATCTGAAGAATTCATCAACTCTACTGTTTCATTTAATTCCATAGTTTTTTCCTCCTACTTGTATACCTTTCCGGTAATTTCTTTATATTCTTCTGGTGAGATCAAACCTTTTTTAACCGCGTTCTTAACTGCAGTTAGTGGCCACACCTTAGCTCTGTAGTACATTTTGATTTTTTCAAATAATTCTGAATGTTCCATTTTCCTAACCCTCCAAAATTGTATCTGTCATCATGGCAGTGTATAACACTTGTGCCTGGATTTTTTCTGCAGCACTAAGCGTTGGCACTGGCTCATAATCTAAGTAGTTTTCCGGATTTGATTTCAAATCATTCAAATCAATATTTGAAGCCAACTCGCAGAATTCGTTGTAATCGTATTCGTAGTAGTGCTCAGATGGGCACATTTCTGTAGGCTCTGTATCGCCTTCTGTCTCATTCAAATAAACATAAACATAAACTTTATCATCAAACGTAAACGTTTGAACATTCGGCATTTTCTTGTAGAATTTTTGTCTTATCATATTTAGACACAACCTTTCTAGCCTTCTTGAACAAGGCAAATAGATTATTACTTTTTAGATATTGTTGAGAATCAGAATGTTCCAATAAACCTTTATAAGATAGCAATGTCTTCGCATTTGTCACACTGTTTGGTGCTCTTCTGAACTTAGTGACTGCTCTTCTGATGCGTCGGAAAGTTTTTCTTCGAATGGTAATATGATCACGATAGATTTTAAATCCCATCTTATCAACGAAGTCATCATCACCAATTTTGAAACATCGCCAGGAATCTTTTAGATCCAATCCTTTAGTGCGCATTTCTTCTTCTAGTAATTCTGCTGCACGCATCATATCTTTAGAATTAGATCCTGCGATAAATAAATCATCCATATAGAATAATGTTTTATAAATAAGATTAACTCTTTGAATTGTTCCATTTCTTTTATGTCTGATTCTGTATGATCTTTCCTGGATCTTGTGATATACATCCATCAAAAACAGATTACCAAGGTACTGTGATAGATATGATCCAATACTTAAACCTTTTTTGAATGTTCGAATCAGAGTCTTTATAAGCCACATAAGATGCTCATTCTTAACTCTTTTTTCTAGCCACGCAATGATTTTATCCTGCGGAATCGATTCATAATATTTGCGGATATCAAACTTACAAACATAGTTGATTCTGTATTTTCCGTTGTGCTTTTCTGCTAGCCAACGATGTATGGCCAAAGCTCCATAAATTTGTCCTCGATGTGATAAAGAAGCACACTGATACTTTCCTAATCCTGCAATCAATTCTGATAATCCAGCAACTGCGATATAGTCATATATCTGCTGTTTTATGTCCTGGATACCAATAACTCTTGCTTTTTGAGATCCAACATCATATATCGTTCGATACCATATAGGCACTAGATCCAACTGCCTGCACATCAATTCTTTCTGCAATACAAGTGCAACATTATCTATATCGCCATACGTATCGAATAGTCTGACAATGTCTGTTCTTGTTTTCTTTTTCTTTTTAAGACATCTATGTATACAGTCTTTTATTAAATCTAAATCAGTAATATCTACATTTTTACATTTTCTTTTCATTGAACTTTAAATCCTTTTTTTCGATTGTTTGTGTATAGGGTTTCGACAAAAAGTCTACTAGTCTATGTTCGCCACAAAATTTTGCATCACAACATGACGTTGTCGATGCGAGCATCTAAATGATGGCTTACTCCAGTTTCCTGGGCTTGCGAGACATGGTTAATGTATTTAATTTATAAACAATCATGCGACAAGTAGTTCCACCTGGCATTACCAAGGCCATTCCTGCAATTCAAGTAACAAAGGCCGGCATTCGAGCCATTCCTGAAGTTACCGCCCTACCATGAATCCTCAAATATTAATATTTAATTATTAGCTAATAATGCAAGGGGGATGCCCCCTTGCAACCCCCGATTGAACAATCAATCGAGCGACAAGTAGCTCCACCCGGCATAACCAAGGCCATCCCAGCAATACAAGAAACAAAGGCCGGCATACGAGCCATACCCGAAGCTACCGCCCGTAAGAAATTCTCGTGTTCCACTTGTTGATTGTCCTCCGGCATAGAGCATATCTCCTACACCTTGGCTTGAACCGGAACCGAATGCAGATGGGAACCATGCGCCATCCACAATAGAGATATCTCCAATCCACGAATCCGAACCATCTGCCTTGGCCGGAATTGTTCCTACCTTTGTATAAGTATTCTTGATTGTCGCTTCAGATGACGAATGCGCTACGCCTCTAGGTGCACGATATACATCTTTCGAATAATCTGCATTGAGCACCATGACTGTATCACTTGGAATCGTCCATCCACCAACGCTGAATTCTAGTCCTTGGATTCTGTATGGATGTTTTCCATCTGTATTAGATACTGGTGAACCATCGTGATGGCCAATAACTACATCAGTGCATCCACTATCGTAGTGCCATGAAGACATGTAGATGTATTGTGTAGCACTTCCTCCAGTGACTGGAGTCGTATCAAAAGGATCGCAATCAAGATAAACTGCACAGTTATCTGCATCTAGATCGTCAATTCTTAGAATCTTGGCCGCATATGCGTATTTATACATCGTTGAATTTCCTCTATCTAAATCGACAGAGCCATCGCCTTTATCTCGACCATATCCGACTATTACGCTAGATCCAATCTGCCATGATGTTTTTTCACTCTTTGGAATTGGGAAATACGTAGCTTTTGTCGAACGTTCCACACTGGATTTCGTCTGCATAGAATAGTTTGTATTTCCTGAGAAGATTGTTTGCGAGTTTTTAGTTGCATACTTAATCATCAACATGATGATTCCGAATGTTTGTCTATCGATTCCAGCACCCCAGAAACCAGGACCTTTTTTCTGATAGTTCACAATAATGTTATCGTGACTTTGATTGATAGCTACTTTTCCAGGTTGAGATCTCAATTTTCCATCACTTGCGGTTACACTGTGAAATCTAGAATAAATAAAGTAAGGCATTACTGTGCCGTCTGCACGCACCGCAGCAAACCAAGGTTTTAATCCTAAAGCGTGATTTGGTGAATCAGAGATCAACCATTCTGTGTAATTCTCTGTTTCGATTTGTTTGTAATAGAAAGTCATCTGCAGAGCGCCACAGTCAACTGCTCCAGTTTCCTGATAGTTTCCATCACCAATCATTGCGACTGGATATGCAAAGCCATCATCGTATCGTTTATAGTTACATTCGTACCACTTAAACAAAGGAATGTCCTTATAGTCATCTGTACCCTCAACTGTATCCGTACTAGGCTGGCAGACTAATCCAACATTATCTCTTGTCTTTTCACATGAACTCGTTGGATTTGACACGAACTTCCACACTTTTGTTCCATAGATTTTTCTTGTTCTCTGTGGAATAAACATTGAATTAAAATAGTCGGCACTGTATTTATCGTAGCCTGGTACCATTTTCTCAAGCGCATTCGCAACTCTTGTCAATTGTTTATCTGTGGCAATTCTTCTATTCATTTCTGACATAGGTATCCTCCTTCATCAACATAAAGGCCTAAATTATTAAATGCCTCTAACTTCTGATATATATCTTCTTTGTTTTTAAAATCTTCAAGCGACTTTGCAGCTGCCAATTCACTTTCCTTGGCCTTGGCAGCGGATGCAGCTGAGGCATCTGCACTATTCTTAGAACTAGTCGCGCTAGTAGCCGAAGCTCCGGCAGAATTACTTGCATTCTTAGCCGAGTTAGAAGCAGAAGTTGCCGAGTTCGCTGCGCTGGTTGCTGAAGCACTTGCTCCTGAAGCCGAACCACTAGCAGAAGAAGCAGAAGCAGAAGCCGCGCTTGCGCTAGCTTTAGCTTGATCAGCAGACGTCTTAGCGGCTTTCTCACTGTTAGCTGATGCCGTTACCGCTTCATTTATCTTTAACAAAAGCTTTGTGATAGTCTCATCTGTTTGTTCGTCTACATGAGTTTCATCAGGTTCTATTCCTTCTGGAACTGTATGGGTTGATTGTACTGTATTCCAGTCAGTCTTTTTAAATCCACTTACTTCATTCTTTGAACGTACACAGACTAGAAAGTTGACATCACCGGCATACAGGAACACTTTTGAGGATGGCTTCCAGTCAAAGTAACAATATCCGTCCTGCACCTTTTTATTGAGTGCTACGTCATATCCTTTTTCCTGATTCGCATTTAAATAGTTGATTTGGATTTCCTGTTCGCTTAGCTTAATAGCGTCCGTGACATTGTCTACAAATTTAAAATGAATCAACCTGGAATCCTGATCGCCGCTGACACCTAGAAAAAAGTTTTCATTCGGGAATATCAACTTACGTGTATCTGGATCTACCGTTACAAAACCTTCGTCTTCATTTTCAAGCGACTGTGTACTTAGATTTTCATTTAGAGTTAACTCCATTGCTAGCTCCTTTCTTTAATTTTTAAAGCATTACGAGAAGAAAAGATGATATCACCACTTCTTTCAATCTGGATCTTGTAGTCATAGATTCCAGGCAACAGATAATCTGTATTGAATTGAATGCACATATCTACCAGTGCAAAGGACAATATTTTCTTCTCATTTCGTTCTAATGTAAAAAGAACTCTTTCATCCTTGGAAGGGATAAACAGAGTTCCATCGTTATTTTTAATGATAAGAGCCTCGTTAAAAGCTTCTCCTTGTACAATTTCTTTGATTTGCATAAAGCCTCCTACTTATATCGTTCAAAAGCATATATTTTATGACCGAACAAAACCGACGAGCCTATAGGTCTCCAGGATCCTGCATGACTGTATAGAGGATAGTCCCCCATTTCAATAGCAGCCTCACTTGTAGTAAGTATTACGGTACCGACTGGATACATGTTATCCCATATCCTTTTATGATAAGGATTGCCGGATTTGTAAATGTCTCCATCTATAAGATTGATATTCATATGCATATCGATTTGTTCTTTTGTATTTGTGCAAGCCCCTCCAAAAGCTAAAGAGTGACCATTCATGCCAAACTCTAACAAAGTATATGAGACTGGAACTTCAATTTCTGTGGTATATGTCGCAAAGTAGTCGGATACAACAAATCTGAAATTAAAGCTTTCATTCTTGTCATATATAACAGACGGCATATACTTAGCTAAAACTATACTAGGGCCAGATGATGTATTACTATATGAGCCTTTTTCATAATCCATATATTCAATTAAAGTTTTCCAGGAATCGCTAGATTTATCGTATTGCTGAATCTTTAGAGACGCTGAATTCTTATCGTTTACAGGTGAAATTGCATATGCGAATCGGAAAAGAACATTCTCACCTTCTTCGTCCAGTTCTTGCGATGTATTTGCACGGTTTGCAAGACCCTTATACAACATTGGGCTTGAATAAGGGTAAACTTGTACTGTTCTTGTTGTCGAGGTACTACGCCCCCTAGAATCTTTAACCGTGATATCAATGTCCAAAGGTCCCGAATCATATAGCAAACTACAGCTGATCGTCGTTCCGGAATATGTCCAGTTTTGAATTTTTACAGAACATGAACTAATAGAAGACCCTGCCACTCCTGAACATTCAGTTTTAACTTTCAAGCCAGACTTATTCTGGACAAAGCAACCGAATTTATCGGCAAGTCCTGCAGTAAGCTCCGATATTGTTACATTTGATATGCTTGGAACATAGTCGTCTGGAACAACGGCCGTCAGTTTAACACTCTTGTCGCCACCGACTTGAGTACTGCCGTTATATGTTTTGCAGACAAAATATATAATCCCTTCTGTGCTGGTAGTAATGGCTTCTGCAAGGCTAGCAGGTAAGGTCCAGGTTTTTGTGGCTTTACCTTTTGAAAAGTCTCCTATATGTATCAGATCCTTATTATTCAAGCTGTAATACAACTTATGCGAAAAACTTGAACTGTAAGGGTCCATTGTGATTGTTACATTTTCACCTATATTTACTCTAGACTTAGAAAGAGATGGTGTAGTTTCTCCACGTGTTCCATACGCAAAACTTGCCGATTGCGTCGAAGAGTCCTGACCTGAAGTACCATCATTAAAGTGCATCTGAATACGTACGCCTAAATCTCCAGCACCATCATCAACAGGAACCCTAAATGAATTTCCTGAGGCATAATACCAAACTCCAACACTGTGTGTACTTGCACCAAATGTAGCAGATTTCTGAGAAACGCTTCCCGCTGTTATGTAACAGTCAACAGACGCATAAGCTCCACCAGGAGAGCAATAGCCCCAGTATGGAGTAACCGTGGCATATGTGTCCCCATAGTTACGGGTTACAGTAATCTTGCACCACCCTTGACTGGATACTATCCAGCCAGGACCATATGTATTCCATACAGGTATATTTATTTCTTTAACTGTACTTGACATTAGTTACCACTCGCTTTCTTAAAATCAAGAGATCCATTAGGCCTTGGACTGAATTCAAAGTTACCGATTCTTAAGGTATTGTTAAACTGTCCATCATTTACATACAACTTATTATTTGAGAAATAAGCTACCTCGGCACCTCCCTGAACAAATGATAGTCTGTCATTCTTTTCAATCAATTGAATAGGGTTACCTTCGACTCCAATGTAAATATTTCCATCGATAAATCGAATATATTTATGAATCTCATTAAAAGATGCAATATTCTGCTTTTTTGATGCATCAAGGTCCGTTTTAAAGTTCGTAAACTCAACGTTGACCGAATTTTTTGCCTGTTCTACCTTAGTTGAGATTTCACCAAACTGAGAGTCCAGGTTTTCTTTATCGTAGTACTTCTCCGATATCTCAGTTCGAAGCACATCCTTTTCTTTGCTGATCTGTGAGTCTGTAATCTTTACTGCGTTATCAATACGTGCAAGTGCATCTGCATACACTTTTTTAGATGCCTCATAATCGCTGGATAACTGTACAAGACCATAGCTAAAAGAAAGATTGACAAAAAGTGTACAGTCTACATAGTAAAGGTTGTCCGTGTTTCCTAAAGCGTACTCAGGCTCAGTACGACTCCATACAGTATCTGATGGAGGATATGAAGTTGGTACTTCTGGTTTATCCGGGCCTAAATGATAAAAGCGATAGATTCCTTGTATATCCGTAACGGAAGCTAAAGATATCGTATCACTGCCTAGTATTTCATTTTTAGTGCTAATAACCTGTACTGAGTAATTTGTATTCAATACTGAATCTGATTCTGAAACACTTAAAGTTAGATCTGATCCAGTCTGCCGAGTGTCATTCTTAAACCACTGAACAGTTCCCAGATTCTTTACTTCAGAACTTGTCAGCTTTTTAGAGCCTCTTCTGACTTCAAGAGTCAAAGTTGTTTTTATGGACTTGTTCTTGAAAATCTGACCTTGCGAAGATAACAGTTTAAAACTTAAAGCAGCTTCTCCCGCAACCCCATCTTTTCCGTCCTTACCGTTCGTTCCGTTAGTGCCATTATGCGAAACAGAATAGGTTTCTGTACTGGATCCATCACTATAGAAGACCTGAGTACAGACCCATAAATACTTTCCTAAAGGCACAACAGGAAATTCAGTCTGCCATCCAGTTACAGGCTTATCCTGTGCCGTATCTGTGACTGCATACGTAACAATCGTTTTCTTGATATAGACACTAGTACCATTCTGTACTTTAGTTACTGTTAGCTCATAACTAGCTTTCACTACACCTTTATCGTTAACCGCTTCAACATGGTACGTCAAACTTGGATTCAAGCTTGATTTCTCAACGTTGATTGAGTTAGCCGTTGATACAAGTTCTCCATCCAGATACCAGTTTATTTTGAACTGATCCGTGATATCTTTGCCGTTGTCTTTTACAAGAGCTACAAGAACTGTACGTTCTGTATCTTCATTTAAGACAGTACCATTCGAACTACTGACAACTAACTGATATGTCTTGTTCTTTTCAATCAGTCGATTCATTTCATCAATCAATTCATTTGAAATTCCTGAAGCTACTTCTGTGAAATTATCAAAAGTTGTCTTGCATCTGTCTCTATCAGTAAAGCTGATCTCCTGCTCTACGATTCGAGCCTGCAGATACATAGTCGGCGCATATTCAGTATCCTCAATGGTAAATGTATCTCCTATATTTGCATCAATGTAGGCATCTACATCATATGTGACAACAGGATTGACATGCTTCTTTAACTCGGCTAGTGCCTGGCCATATAAAGTATTCACATTCTTTGTTTCATAGGACCATATCTCTACGGCATACATGTCATTACTGTGATCCGTTAAAAGAGTTGATGGAAACCGGTCCCTAGCTTGAGGTGCTAGAAGATTATTACCACTGACCATGTACTCAACATTACCATTTGCATCGTATTCTTTTTTTCCATTTAAAGATGTTAACTGCAATCCATCTGTGCCAGTTGGCCGAATACCTGTATAAAGTTCAGTAATATCACTGGTTTTTACAATTGAATGGATGTCATTAGGATATCTTAAAATAGTTCCCGTACGATTTGTTCCAAGACCTTGATTCGAACCGGAATGTTTACGATAAACGTTCAGAGTTACGCCTTTTAATGAATAGTCATCGTTCAATTCTGTAATGAACTCCAGCTCTGCATCAAAAACATTGGCCAATGAATAAAGGCGGCTCAAAACAGTGGCCGTACCATCCCAATCATGACGAATTGACTTGTTAGATACCTCATTGATTCGAACTGTAAAGGAGCGCTCAAAGCCCCAGGCCTTAATATACTCAACGAAGCTCATGGCCCTTGGCGACTTATAAGCATCAATCTGTTCGTTTGTTAGTTCTAAACTTAGCCCATAAGCTTCGACTATTACTGTCTTTCTTGATTTTTCAACATTCATAATCGTCAAGTGATACCCTTTATCCTTGTACTTGAAAGACAACTTATTTCCTTCAACAAGATATTTAGCATCTTCATGCGCTGTGAGTGTTTTAAAACCAAAAGTATATGCAGATCCACTTAAATATGTATGTAACGTATCACTCCAGTATGGCATCGCCTTATCAACATCATTATCCAAATGTGCAAGAACTGTACCGTAGGGATCCAATACTGCGATTCTGACTTTTTGTAATACTGTCATAACCAGGCCTCCCGAATACGAACAGTTACATCAGGCTGTTTCCTGCAAAAATCAGAAACATGAAATTTGATATCTGTTTTTCCTGGAGGAACTTTAAAATACTGAGTTCCTACAACTTCATCACCTGGTCTGTCCATTCCGTTTACGTATATATGCGATGTCTCTCCATCGATGTTGATTACTGTTCCTGCCGGATATCTGTTAGGAACATCTCTCCATTTGCTGACATGCTGTTTATAGAAGTTGATCACATTAAATCCCATCATACTCATCAATTGGTTTCCAGCTCGGTTTCCCCACTGCTTAACAGCAACCTGTATCTTCGCACATTTCATATCTGCAATTTCTGGAATCGTGTAGTTATAATAACCGCCCCAGTAGAAAAAGCGTATATTGGCACCTTCCTTTAAGATGTCACAATGTCCCCAATCCCAGTACCATGGGTTCTGAGTATGCAAGTGAGATGTCGTATAGCTCCAGTTCTTCAACACTTTACCATTAGCCCATATTTCGTAATGTCCTGTATTACCAACCGCATCTGTCTTATACCAGTTACATCCACAGATAAGTTTGTTGTCTGCTGTTAAGAAGTTGATACACATCTCTCCCGTTTGACCCATCAGCCCTGCATAAAATAATATGTGGAAATAACAGTAGAAATTTTTTGATCCGCTAGAATCTCCGTTTGAGTCTGCTGGCAATACAAGAGTTCTTAGGCCGCCATTAGCAGAGCCTTTTTTATTTCCTGTACTACCAAAACCTAAGAATCTATTGTTAAACCATGTATGAGCAAATAAGGCACCATTTGCGCCATATTGTGGATGCATAACATCCGTACCACTTGTATCATCCTTACAGTTAAAAAAGCTGTCTAAGGAAGCAAGGTGTTCATTCTGTTTATAGGTTTCCCCATCCAATTCTTCGATTTTACCGTATTGCATGACACCTTCAGTTGATACTATTCCAACGTACCCTGTTTCTGCAGTACAGTTAATCTGATAGTCAACAATTGCAGGTAAAGTTCCTTCATTCTTTACAGTCACTGCGCCGGAGGACGTTGTAAACTCCTTTAGTGCTGTACTGTATTTTCTTGGATCTGAACAATAAATTTCAATTTCTCCAATGACACAATTAGAGCCAGCGTCAACTTCTGTGTTTGATAGTTTGGTACCTATAAAGTACTTGTCTAATTCGTCATTGAAAATTATCTGAACCTGTTCTTTATTGAGTAAAGAGTTCAGTTTGTTATAAGCCTGTCTATAGTCATAATTGCTATCTGCCTGTAGCAGGTACTTTACTGTTATGGTTCTAGGCTTAAGTCTTTTAGAGTTATATATAGTCCCGTCCATTCCATCAACCTCAGTCTCAAGAACTTCAGATCCTAACAGCTCTCTACCACTCACTGAGAGTGTTCGATAGCCTTTTATTTCGTTTTCAATAAAAACACCATCATAGCACATTGCCTCGGCCGGCAAATCTACACCGGCCTGAGGTTTTGTGTCTATTGTGTCCACAAAGTTATAGAGCATTATTTAACACCTCTCAATGTTTTATTAAATTTCTGTGATCTAGCAAGTTCTGCCTGGTCATACTTAGCAGTTGCTCTCGCCATTTCACGACCATCTATTTCTAAAGGCACCTCAATGATGTATTCACCGCTCATTGAGTACGTATAGTCACTATTCAAGGATGTCGTCATTCCTGAATAAGATAAGTTCGGTTGTAGCATATTTGGCATATACAAGATGTCTGAAGCAACTTCTTTGACCTTTGCCTTCATAGCCTTCATACCATTGACTAATCCTTGGACCCACCATATACCATTCTTATACTGAACTTTAGAAGGTGATCCAATCTTAGCCTTGGCCTGAATTGCCGCATCTGCTGCAGCTGCCAAACTAGCGGCCGCCGCTCTGACTGAACCTTCGCTTGCTCTTAAACCATTTGCAAGTCCTTGGCCAATCATCTGACCACAATATTGTGCTCTTGACTGACACGCATTGAATGCACTGATAATGTTATTACATGAAGATCGTGCAACAGACACGCCCCTTGATAAGCTTCCTTTAAGTCCTGATGTAAACTTAGTACCCATTGCAGTTCCTGAAGTCGAAGCCCTAGCTTCAGCTGCAGACATTGCACTGATAATACTATTCAATGAGGCTGTCACTGTAGCCGACGTATTGGCAAATGTAGTACCTACCATACTGATAGCAGTTACAAGGGCCATCATCTGAGTACCAGCACTACCTATACCTACAGAAGCTGCAGATATAGCTCCTATACCAGCTGCAACTGCAGCTAAGCTAGCTCCCATATCCAATAGATTTAATCCTGTGATGATCTTGATTCCGTTTGCCAACTCCTTAAAGCCTTTACCTGCATTCAAAGCAGCCGTACCAATAGAATCAATAACACCCGATACAGACTGTAATACGCCTGAGACTGCTTCTCCAAAAGCAGTAATAACTCCTGATATTCCATTGAATACCGTTGCAATAATGCTTCCAAATGACTCTATTGTGCTACAGATACCTTCAAAGACTGTCTGAATCACTGGTCCTAACGCAGTCACAACAGTAGCTACACCGTTCAGAATCATCTGCAATCCTTCACCCTGCGAACCTGCTAAGGCAAACGCAGCGCCAACCGCAAGAGCGGCCGCAGCAATACCTAACCATGTTGTTGGTGGAATCATGGCCAAGGCCTCACCAAGTCCTCTGAAGATAGTCGCAATACCGGTACCAATACCTTGTGCTGCTGTTGAGATAGCACTGCCTAAGGATGTCACGATACCTGAGATAGCGGTTCCTAGAGTTTCAATTACTAAGGAAATTCCTTGAGTGATACTGTCAAGAATGCCTGAAATAGCCGTTCCAATACCTTCAATGCTTGTCTTGATCGTATTGCCAACAGATTCAACCACTTTAGCGATACCCTCATACTTGGCCTTGATCTTGTCAATTCCGCCTGTATTTGGAACACTGCCCCCAGATTCATCTGAATCATCTTTTTTCTTTTTGAAGAGATTTTTCAATGGATCTAGGCTCTTTGTACTTGCGGATTCCTTGATAGCACTTATAAGATTCTTTACATTGCTAACAGCATCTTTAGCATTAGCACCGGCATTCTTAGCTGCACTTCCAAAGCTCTTTAAATGAGATACCCCACTTTGTATTGCCTTGTAGCCTTTAAAAGCTACGAACAATCCCGTAACGGCCTTAAAGGCAGTCTGAATAGTTCCTGGATCTAAAGAGCTAACAAATTCGGCAATCTTTTTAACAACCTCGGCAATATTCTTTACGATCTTGCCAAAAGCATCTGCCAGGCTTTCAATTACACCGCTTTGAGCGCAGGCATCCACTACATGAAGTACTGCGTCCTTAACAGCACTTAAGGCAGATGCACAAGCCTGTATAGCTCCAGTATCTCTGAATTTCTCCCAGGCACCTTTCAGGGCTCCTGCCATATCAGAGAAAACCTGTTTTACCTGATTACAAGTATTAGAAATTCCATTGATATCAATCAGACTTGAAAACTGACTTGCGATTTCTCCTGCAAAGTAAGAGGCAGTACCTACAATCTGGCCAAAGATATTCGCAATAGTTTCTAAAAGCATAGAGTTTGCTAAGGCATCCCCTATTTTATTAAAGGCCTGCCCAAATTTATTCAAGGCCTTCTGAGCTTCTTGAATGGCCCCTGTATCTTTAAACGCATTCATTGCACTTCTTACTTTTGTCTTCATAGTGTTGATTGCACTCATAAAGTCCTGTAGGATAGCAGGCTTAAAGGTATAGTCGATACCGTCCTTAGTCTCCATAAAGGCTCCTGAAAGACTGTATATAGATGATTTAACCTTATCCAGGATATCTACAAAGCTTCCAAATCCCTGACTGTCTAGAATGTTATTAAAGGCACTGATGATACGCATTTCAACGTTCTCTACGGCAGACTTTATATTGGTAAAACCTGTTCGAATTGTTTTAGATGCACTTAAGGCAGTCTCGGCAAAACCTCCGGCCTCTGTATCACACTCAATCAAAGCTGCATTGAACTGATCAAATGTAATCTGTCCGCTTTTCATAGCCGCATACAGCTCATTTGTGTTACCTGAAACAATACCTAGCTTTTTAGCTGTTTTAGACAAGGCTGGTGCCATGGTTTCCTGAAGAGTTCTCCAGGACTGCATATCCGGCTTTCCAGTGGCTAGCATCTGAGAATACTGTTGTTGAGCACGACTAACATCGGCAGTAGAAGCACTTGAGGCCAGCAAGGCATGGTTCAATGCGATAGCAGTATCGGTAGCCTTGTCCATGTTTCCGGTTACAGATGTCAAAGACTGTGCACTTCTAACAATATCGGATAAGGAAGTAGGCAACCCCTGCACAGAGGCATTTAATTTTGACACAGAAGCTTTGGCGGCATCTGTTGAAAAGCCTAAAGAGTTCATTACTTTTGGATAACTGTGTAATGTATCAAATCTAGTGATGGCTCCATCTAATGAAGTGGTTACTGTGTTCATAGCAGCACCTAAGGCCTTTGTTACACCTACACCTGCTACAATAGACTTGACTTGAGATCCAAAGGAATTACATACTCCCAGGGCCTTTTTGAACGTGGACGACATGTTTTTATCGGTAGCCGATAGTATGGCTTCAACGCTATAGCTTTCTGCCATATGTGTACCTCCTTATGTTCGTCTAGTTCTCCTTTTCTTCTTTATTTTTCATAAATTCGCTTACGCGTTCCAGTATGGACTTTTTCTTTGTATTCTTTTCACTACATAACCTTTCAAGAGCCGCATCATAATCAAAAAATTTCTGAAAGGTATCAAATACTTCTTTAATCTTATTGCCTGACTTTTTCTTGGCCTGGGCAGTCATATTTAAATAGGCTTGAAGGTGTAAATGATAAAGCTGATCTACTTCTGCATATTCGAGTGCTTTAATCTTCAATCGATATTCCTTAGGTGTAAGTGCATCAACTTCACTTAGGCTCTTAAAGTTAAAGTAACGAAAGCAGTTAATCGCTATCTGTTCATACTGTTCATTGAAATCAACCTTTTCTATGCTTCCTGAGGTGCTTTGTTCTTCATCGGAATGTATCCTACCTCCAATAGCATTTTGCTTACGATTGTATGAGATACATTCGCAGTAGATAAAAAATCAAGCACGCTATCTACTAGAGCTTCAATATCTTCTACATCAACGATATATTTTTCTAGATCCTCTTTCTTTACTCTTGGCTTTTGTCCGGCATTCATAGCCATTAATACAGTTACAAGAGCTTCCATGTCACCGGCAAGCATATAGGATACCTGATAGGATAATCCGACATCCTTTTTCACGTTCTCATCAACACTGACTTTTACGCCCCTGTTGATTTCACGTAAAAAGGCAAAGTCTGCGGTAAAGTCATATAAGGTTCCGTTAATTTCAAGTTGTAATGGTTTCATTTTTAAGTCTCCTTTTCTTTAATAAGTAAAAAGGACGTGCTATATCAGTACGTCCTCTGTATTTGTGTTAACTATTTTGCAGCTGCTTGAGTTGTATCCTGGAATGCATACTCAATTAAAGCTTTCTGCTCGGCGGTAACTGTTGCATATCCATCTGCACCTTTTCCTTCTACCTGGAATGTCAATTCCAATTGTGCTAAATCATCAGATGCAGAAGTTTCAGTCTTTTCAGTCAAATAGGCATGATAATAAGTTGCTTTATACTTATTTCCAGTGCCTGAAGTCTCTGGCTCTTTCATATTGATCTTCCATAGTTCTACTTTTTTACGATTTTTCAAAGCACTTGTCAAATCATCAATCAAAGTATCTCCCTTTGATAGAATTGAAGACGCAGTAATTTCAATAGACACGCTTCCTGTTTTGGCTACAACACCATCTTTGGTTTCTGTAGTATCTGAATCTGCGGACATTGATTCTTCGTTTTCTGTTGTAAAGGCTAATCCCTTTGCAGCTTGACTAGATGCTTTTTCTAATAATCGATACATGTATACAATATCGCTGCCTTGTACTGTTTCTAATACGGCATCTGCGAAAAGCTGTAAATCAAATTTAAGCATTTCTTGTTCCTCCTGTTATTTCATATTCAAGTTCCAGGACACCATGCATTAGTGGCTCACTGGTTGTATTGTCAGACAATAAACGTTGTTCTATATGTCTGATTCTCCAGCAGTAGTTCTTCGTTTTTTGAATTCTACGCGAAGTATTCTTGATCTGTTGAAGCAGATCGGATACTGTACCACGTTCTCGACAATTGTTATGCCATAAATGAATAGTTTGGTATACTCTACCTCGAATCATGGTTTTATTGTCGTAGGAATCAACAAACTGACTGTCTGCTAGATAAACAAAAGGGTAGGCTGTTCCTTCTGGTGGCATAAATCCATCGTAAACACCTACTCCTTTTTCTTTAAATTCTTCTTTTAACTGTACCAGTAAAGTGCTGAACAGTTCCTGTTGTGCATCCATTTATATTCACCTACTTTACTAGTTTCTTGAGATCTCTCTCGAAAATAACTTTCTGGTCGTTATAGGCAGGTCTGACAAAAGGCTGAGCACTCATAAAACGTGTACCATACTCGACATAAGGACTGTAATATGTTCCAGGACCTGCTTTGTATGCAAGGCCTCCGTTGATTGACTGGCCTCTGATACTCTGCTTAGTAGCTCCTGTAGAGTAGCCTCTGTCAAACACGGCATTACGTACCATTTTAGCCTGCATCTCGATACCATTCTGTTTTACTACAGTCTTGACATCTGAAAGAGTCGCATTGTCCTTTAGTGATTTCTGAAGTCGCTTCAAGCCTTTAATCTTTACTGTGTCCATTACTGAACCTCTGAAAGAATAAAAGTTTCTTTTACTCTTAATTTTCTTCTGTAATCGACTTTGTACTTTCTGGATCCAATGCGAATGAAGTCGAAAGAGTAGTTATATGAATTCTGAATATGGACTGTCAGAGATCCCTGTCTAAGTTTTCCGTAGATTTGCATGATCATCTCTGCTTTTGTGTCCATTACAGAGGCATATACCTTGTCTTCTGTAATTACTTCATTGTCATAGTTACCAGTCTCGGCATTGTAGTCACCACGAACAATATGTTGAAAAAAGATAGGAGTGTCATATCTCATATGAATCTGACCTTTCCTATCTTTTGTTCTTTGTTGGCACTTCTCCAGGCTTCTATATCGTCCTCAAAAGCCTTGAAATCATTATCCTTGAAGTTCATTGTCTCGCCTTCAACCGCATGACCAGAAAGTCCTTCTGAGCCAATACGATTGAATCGAGATACAGATACTTCAGTTACGATATACTCAAGTTCTTCAGGAACCGTCTTAGAGCCTAAGAGAGTTTTAAGACGACTCTGTGTCAGTTCAACAATAGCATCTAACTGCTTATCTTCCTGTCCTTCACGACCTAAAAGGATCTTTACGTTGTCGATTACTGACATGTTCTACTCCTTATTCTGCTTTAACAGTTACTGCAGTAGAGCCTTTAGCAGTTGCACAGTATGCAGCATCTACATCAACTACAGTGATTGTCTGAGCAGCAGTTGCTTTGATTTCAGACTTACCATCCCATGCAGACCATCCACGTACATTTTGACCTAATTCAACTGTTGTTTCTTTAGAATCTAATTTGTATTTATATGAGTGACCTTGTGCTAATTTTCCTGAAACAGTAATCTTAGTCATACCAGTGGCAGTACCTTCTGCAGAGCTAACTGTTAAGCTCCCTAAAGTTGCGTCTGAGTTAACGACTGCGATAGCCTTCTTGTTTACTTCTGGGACATATTCACCGGCTTTACCTGCACCTTGTAAGGCTAAACCATCGAAATCTTCTGATTCGATAGTACGAGCAGTGTTGATACCTGTGAAGCATTTACCGATACCTGCGATATAAGCTTTGATATATTCATTTTCTGCGAAAAGTTGAGTAGGCACTTCTTCGATATCGAATCCTTTAAAGCGTAATACATCACCGTTATCGATATTTACTGATGATTTCTTGCTTGAAGTAGTTAAAGTACAGTCTTGGATGATTGCATATACATCTGGACATACTTTAGCTTTACGTGTTCCACGAGCACCGATATCAGTAAAGTATTTATTCAAATCATTGAAGGCTTTGATTACTGAAGCTTCATTCAATGTAGTAATCTTAACTTGTTTTCCTGCATTCTCAGTAATGTAGTCACCATGCCAAGCGTTAAACAATTCAATTTTTGCAATGGCCTGCAATTCTAATCGGTCATATACAGCACTTTCAACATCGTTATTTACTTTGTGGTAATCGATTCCTTCGTGGAATGCCCATTCGTGAGTATATGGTACATCTTCATCTACATACGTGATTTCTGTACGTTCTCCAAATCGTGAAGAGTTACCTGTACCTTTTCCAAAGGCTACATCTTTATCTTTGTTATATTTATTGACTACGACTGGAATATCTGAAGTTTTTACTGTAAATGCAGTTTCTGACTCTTTGACTCCATCTAAGGCTTCCAAATCACCAACGAACATGTCTCTGAAGTATGCTTGTACACCGAATACGGCTTGAATCAATTCTTTAAACTCTAATTCATAACGACGTGCTGCTGTTGATCCATCTGCGAACATTTGTAAATTAAATGGGTTTGCTTTTGCAAATAATGCTTTGTTCATAGTTCTTAATCTCCTTATTTCTTGTATTTTTTCAATCGTTTTTCGAACTCTGATAGTTCATTTTTTCCGTTGTTAAAAGACTTTGGTGTTTTTCCAGTAGCTCTCTCTGCTTCAACGGCTTTTCTGTCGGCTTTGATGATTGCTACAAATTTATCGATACGGCTCTTTGTAGTATCTGCATCATCACCAACTACGAAGTCTAGAATGTCCTGTGTAGCAGTGATACTGTGATCAGACTGCAACATATCGGCCGCTTGTCTAGATAGATCAGCGTGTTCCTGAGCTTTTTTCAAACGCTCATTTTCGGCACGCAAGTCATCCATTTCTTTGGCTTTCTTCTCTTCTTCGTACTGTTTTTTCTGCTCTTCATTCATTCGAGCTAGCTTTTCTGCTTCGGTTCTAGCGTTCTCAATCTGTGTGGCTGCAGCTTCTTCTGCTTCCTTACGAGCCTTGTCCTCTGCACGTTTAACTCTTTTTCGAATGATGTTATCCAATTCTTCCTGGGTATATGTTTTAGCAGTTTTTCCCTGTTCTTCTTTTGATCCAGTTTCTTCTGGATCAGTTTCTTGTGTATCCTCAGCTGCTGGATCCACTTCAGGTTCTGCAAACAATTGCAAGTTGAATGGGTATTTTAAAGCAAAATTTAATGTTTTCATTTTCTTGATCTCCTTCTTTTTAATGAGGTTATGTCCCTCGCCATGAGCTTTTTAGGTCTTCAAAGTTTGGACCTTTAAAACTTTGGCAGTCTACGAGATGCGATATACACCTTGTACTGCCTTGATCGGCCACAAAAAATGCACCGTTGACTACGTACTTCAACGATGCACTCTAAATTCCGATCATAATATCTTTTTTCAATACGCTCCTCATATCTGTGATTACACATCTCTCAGTTCCACGTATTCCGGATACGCTTCTTCTGTGCCTTTGCAGCCTATTCTGAAGAAACTTAGCGCTAGTTCTCCAGCAAGGTCTAATTCTGAGATATACAACGTCTTGCTATCTTCATCAGGCTCATCGTAATATCTGCAAATAGCATCGGATGTTTCGTCGATTGAATTGGCCAATGTCAGGAAAAGGACTGAGATAGCACTGCAGACGATATCTCTTCCTCTTGGAGCGTAACCTGCATGGCCATGCATTTCAATCAGGCAATCACGTTCTGTCTGTTTAATTTTTATATTGATCACATGGTATCACCTGTTTCATTTTGGTATTAGAAAAGGCCACTCGTTTGAGTGACCACAATATGTCATATTTTTTCTATAGAATAACGCCCAGCAAAGAGGATAACACAACGTTAAAAGAATCTTTTACAAATTCAGATGCTTTTTTCATACCACTGTTTTCTTCCAAAAAGATAACACCTTCATAGGTAATCTTGAAAGGCGGATTTGTTTCGACATAGAATTTAACGTCTTTATACTTGTTTTCATATATCTTAAACCCTTTGATGTAGCCGTGGGTAACTAATGTGGAAATAACTTCCAACCAATAGCTTTTAGGGACATCAAATAGTTCCGAGCTATAAGAAAAGTCTTCTAGCCTTGCTTCTTTACCAAGCTTCATACATTCATATAAATACTTTAAAATCTTGTACATCAATACCTGCATATCGTTGCTAGCCATAGTTTTCTCCTTTCATTATGAGTAAAATAAAAGCCGACACTTGTCGACTTAATCAATATTAAACTTAATTCAATTTTCCTGATTTAATCAATTCTTCTGTTTGCTTAAGCATATCATCAAATATATCCCAATTTTTCTTTGTTCCTGCATCAGGACTCATCAATTCCTTTGGAATAACTAAGGGTCTTTTAGGTTCCATATTAATCACCTTATCCACTGAATTCCGCATTCGTTATGCCTCTTTAAAACAGCCTCAGCTATTTCATCAGCATGATCAACGGGTTTCTCGTATTTATCTCTTTCTTCTAAAATTATATCACGAAATTTTTGGATGCTGTAATTTTTTTTCTTATTCAGAACTGCTATTTTTCCTTTGTTTGTGACAATTGTTACAGCTTTTACTCTTTCGTCGTAAAAGCACGCTAAATCGTCATACGAAAATTCATTTGTAAATCCATGATTATGAAGCCAATAAACCGATTGATAGCCACTTTCTTGCATCATGGCAACTGCTTTAATGTTTTTATTTGGATTGACACTCCTTGCTGATCCAAAGGTAATAGCTTTCTCATCATAGTTATTTACTTTAACTATAGTCAGCACCTCATCGCTATCATTTTCATCCATCGACTTTTTCAGAACTTCTTTATGTAATTCTTGTAATCCTACAGCGTCTAGAAGTCCTTCAAATTCTATCGGTTTAACTTTATCTATAGCTTGGTCAGTGATATACACTTTATCATCACCTAATTTACTACTTACTTTGTTATTCATGTAAAAGTGTTCTTTCCACTCATCGAATCTTAGATCATGATCTCCATTTGCTAATCCGTCTAGCCACTGCTCATACACTTTTCTATCTGAATGAGGTGCTGTACTGCAGTGACAATTTGGATGCATTGGAGGTGCATTTTCTCCTGGCTCCATGTCTTTTAGCTTGAAAATCTGCTTATCAAGTACCTTACAAATGGGGCATACATCTTTTAAGCCGCATGCAACATATTCATATTCATCGATTCCGTTTGCTTCGTAGGACTCGGCCTGGGCCTGTATACGTACTCTAGTTAGCTCTGTACGCAATAAACGCTCGGCCTGGTATCTTGTTACGTCAAAGCTCTTTCGTACCTTAGGGATAAATTCTCTAGGGTTTCTGCCTTGAATCAAAGCTGTTGAAAGTATTCCGTAAAGGTCATTTTTCAAAAGATCCTGCTGCGACCAGATTCGTTCTGAGAATGTAGCATTTTTAAAACTTGAATTTGCAATTGTCTTTGCTGTTTTAGCATTATCAACAATCGTATCACCTAGGATTCCTGCATTTCTTTGAATCTGTTCAAGCGCAGCGCCTTCTAATTTTTCCTTTGTGAAGGAAACAAGTTCATCACTGCCAGCGGTAAGCTCTAATCCTATGTTTGCTTTTAAAAGTTCAAGTCGGTTAACTTTCATGGCCAGATTGTAAAGTCTCATCTGTTCATTGGCTTCTTTTGAGAAGTCTTTTTCTTTAACGTACTTCTTAGCTTTTTTCTCGTATTCTTTTATGTCGATATCAGAGGCCTTGCGCTTAGCTTCGGCCATCGACATACCCTCTTTGTTTGAATATCGAACGAAGAAAGACTCAATCTCTTTATTGATCTGAGTCAGCATTGTACTGTAAATATCCTGGATTTCCTGAATGTACTTGGCTTCATCCCTTAAATCGGCTTTCTTCCATTCACGCTCTCGCTTTCTCCAGTAGTTACTGCTTTTGCTCATCCTCTTCATCCTCATCAATTAGCAAATCGTTTGGATCAAAGGAATCAGCACGGTTTTGCATCTGTTCTTCATTTTCTTTTTCAATTCGATCCAGTTCTTCCTTAGGATCTGGAACATAGGATAATAAAGACAACTGCGTTTCTTTTGATACGATACCTTCTGCATCTCGTGCGGTCTGTGTTTCTTCCTGTCGGTTCTTAGGAAGGTTTCTAGACATCTTGATATCAATGTCCATCCAGGCATCTTTGTCTGAAACGTTTGTGTTCAATGAACAGAAGATCTTATATCTCTTTCGCATTGATTTCTCAATCTTACGATCAAAACCAAGTGCCAGGTTACTCATAGCCTGTGTTTTGTAAGCTAAGGCTACACCTGAGGTAGACTGACCATAGTTCTCATCCGAGATATTCGCTACCATCGAGATCTGATAGATCAAACGTTCAAGACGCTGTAACAAGTTCTCTTGGGTTGCATCTGCCGTTGGCTTGGTTAAAAACTGTACCAGGATATCCTTGGCATCATCTGTACCATAGATGTTGATTACTCGGTCATCACGAATTCTCTGTACGCCGTCTTCATCGACTTCGGCACCTAGAATAGCTAAATAGGCTTCTGCAAAGGCATCTACATCGTTGGCTTTCTCACTGATTGTATGGTTGTATTCTTCAGTTAATCCTGTGATTGGCTCATATAAACCGATACGTTCCTCATTCATCTTGTATTCGACTACAGGAATGTATCCGTATGGGTTCTCATAAACTTCACCTGGTACCTTCACACCCTTTTCGAATCGCTCGATACTGTTTCTAGTCAAGATTTCACCATACAGATTTCCCCATTGATCCTTAGTCGATAAATCTCCATCGGTATCATGATATCCATATCGCACTGCAAACAAGGCTCTGTGCTTAACCGTATCATCGTAGACCACGAACATTTCATCAGGCTTTACAACAGTCATCTTCGTTCGTCGTTCTTCATCCTGATAAAGGTATTCAAAGGCATGACCGTAGATACACACATTCTTGAAAAGCTCGAAGTCATGATCTGTGATTTCATTATCACGATCAAAGTTTTTCAAAGCCTCATTAATAGTTTCATCCTCATGTGATTTCTTAATCGGGTTACCATAGGCATAGCCCATGAAGGTATCCGTAATATATCGAGGAAAGTTGGCCACAAGTCGGTTATCCGGCTTCCAGGATTCTTTTTCTGGTTGCTGATAGATATTGTGAAAGCCTTTATACAGATTCTCTAAATAAGAATAGCGTCTAATTCGCTTTGCATGCTTTTCAATATAGGCCTTTACAATGTTCATAGACACACCATTGGCCACCATAGCTTCGTCGATTACCAGTGGATCAGGTAATACAAAAGGCTTATTTTTAACTTGACTCATAGGTACCTCGCTTTCTATTTAAAAGTCTTGATAGTAACTCTGCCCATTGCGTATTTCTCAAGCGCATAACGCATAGCATCCATCAAGTGGTTAAAGTCGTCGATTGGCTGGTTGATTGAATTTCCGAACTTGTCCTTGTCAAAGGTGTAGTTCTGAATCTCAGTTGTAAAATTCACACATCTAGGATGTATATAAATTGTTAAGCCCTGGATGTACTGAATACCATGTGATATTGAGTCCTTACCCTTAACAGCAGCTTTTGCTCTCAAGCCATAGCCTCTCAATTCTGCAATTGACTTAGGTTCTGCCGAATCACAGACAATAGATTCTTTCCCATATCCCATTGACACGAGACGGTCGTATATCATCCGATTGGTCAGTCCCTTTTCATACAATTCATCCCAGATGTACAAAGCCTTGTTTTTCTCATCCAGGAATCCAATAAAAAATGCAGTAGGATCATTCGTGTAACCGAAGTCCATACCGCATACTGTTTTATAGTTGACCATGTCGGTCAGTTCAAACCGGTAATCAATGTGAACATTGTCATAAACAAGTCCTTCAGTGATTCCCCAGTTTCCTAATCCTGCGACATTGTATCGTCGTGGATTGTTGATCTTCATATTTTCGAATAAGCGTTTATCCGCTTCATCAAGCCACTCATTGCAAGTGTAGTTCGTGGTCTGTGCCAGGATATCCGGATTCGAGACATCGAAAAACTTCTTTTTTAACCAGTGTCTCTCGTTCCATGGGTTGAAGCTGATTACCCATTGTTTCCATAAGTTTGGTGGAAGCTCACCACGAATGGATTCATCCAGGGTATCAAAGTCTGCCTCTGAATTGACTTCAAAGGCTTCTTCCAGCCAGGCCCAGCACAAGTATCCATAGTCTACTGTGATAGATGTAACCTTCAACGGATCATCCAGTCCTCTGAAAAG